AGCCTGCTCCACGAGATTCGTGAGCCGAGAGAACCGCGCGCCAGCCGCAGCCTTCGCTTTGAGTGGGACCATCGTTCCCTCAACCAACGCCTTGGTCACCGCGGGCGAGTTCAGCGCCTTCGCCAGCGCCGCCCCGGTCAGCTGATACGCCGCCAACGTGACCGGATCGGTCAACAAGTAACCCTGCGCCATCAAGCCGCCGACGTAGGCTGACCCGCTGGGATTGGCGTTCTCTCCAGTCTTGCGAGCCAGCGCCCAGAACCGATCCAGATCCTTGATGTAGTCAGGATCCTTGAACAGTAGTCGCTTGGTTTCCGGGCCGAGCTTCTGCCACTTGTTCGCAATAGAGGCAGTCGCCGTGAATCCGCCGTCCTTCGTGGCTTCCGCAAGCAGATCCGACAACACGGCCTTACCTACTTGTGGCAAAGACTCAGGCGCGAATCGCTGAAGCTCGCGCAGGTGCTGGACGGCAGTGTCATTCACAGCCACGGCGGCATTCGCGGTCCGCACGGGTTCCGCCTTTAGTGAATCCAGCACTTCCGCCGCGGCATACTTCTGACGCGTCGCCATTCGGCCCGTTTTCAGCGCCTCAACGGCTTCCGGACCGAGGCCAGCCGCGGCGTCGTCCACGGCCTTACTCAGCCGGCTCACCGCCGCCGCCGCGATACTCTGCCCACCCGAGCGCAGCTCAGGCATCGCCGCGCCGCGGGCCATCGACTTGATGTCACCGAGGGCCGCATCCACATCCACCAACCCGGCGAAGTCGTCGCCGTTTACCAGGCGGTCGAGCGCAACGGCCGCTCGCCCCTCGTCACCCATCAACTGGCCGGTCAATTCCTTCTTCTTGTTCAGGCGATCAAGGATCGGCTTCAGATGCGGCCGAATCGTACGCAGGTCCACGGGGGCCTTAACCTGCTCCACGGTCGGCGTGAGAGCCTTCGCGGACTGCGTGATCGGGTTGCCAGCCGCATCAATTGCTCCGGTCGATCGTTGCGTAGACGCCATCGCGCGGCCCGTGACGACAGGCTGCGCACCAGAGGCGTGCTCGATCTCTCGCAGAGTCCCGTACGCTTGATTCGCTGTGTCATCAAAGCCGCGGATCGACGCTTCCACGCCAGACCGAGCCGCTGCGCCAGCCGATTCCTTGGTCGCTGAAGGCTTATAGCCCTTAGCGGCTAGCTGTTCACCGACCGTGGCCAGTCCGGTTTGTCGAGCCTTCGCCGCTTTCGTGCCGATCACGCTGCCGGCTAGTGAGGTGCGAGTGGCGAGCTGCTGCGCCGCCCGCGGAATCGGATTCGCCGTGGCCGAGGCCACATCCACAGGAATCCCCCGGTCAAGACCCCACTTGGCTAATTCCGCCTCTGGCGTCACCGAGCCACCCACGCGAGACGGGATCTTGGCGACGACCTTCGGCGCCTGCCACGCTGCCACGCCACCAACGAGACGACCCGCCGCGCCGGCAACATCGCCCCGGCCAGCCTGCTCACCAATATCAGCCGCCAGCGGACCCACGACTGGCAAGAATGCCGCGGCACCATGCCCGGCCATCTCGGAGTACCGGCCACCGCGAAAGGCATCCACGGCCTTATCGAACTGCTGGCCCTGCTGATCATAGATGGCCGTTGCTGTGTCCACTGGATGGCGAACCGCCTGGTACATGCCCTTCGCCATCGTGACGGGATTGACCATTTGGCCCACGCCAGACGCGAACCGACCCAACGCAGAGCCTTGCGGGCCAGTTGATACCGGTACCGCTGGGGTAACCAAGTCGTCATAGATGCCGGGATACTTCGCCACGATGGCCGCTTCCAATACGGCATCATCCATGTCGTCGTACGCGCCGGGGTGCTTCTCGCGCACCATCTTGGCTAGCTGTCCACTCACTTCCTAATCCCCAGCGGATCCGCCGTGCCACCACCTACTGTGACAGTCGTGCCGTCTTCAAGCGGGCCTTGCGCCCCAGTGCCCATGCGGATCTGGTTTGCCATCAGTGCCTGCAGGTTGCGACGGGTAGACTTCGCCTTTGCCTTCCAATTGGCAGGCGTATCCGTGACCTGTGGGATCTGCTGCATGATGCGCCCCTGTTCCTGCACACCCACCGCCGCACCGGTAATCGCTTGAATGATCTGGTTCTTTAACGTGGCCGACTCAGCCGCAAAGTCTTCAAAACCCTGCGGAGCATCCGGCATCAACATCCCCGCAATCGCCGGCGCTCCACGTTCCGCCGAGTTATAGCGACCAGCCATCGGTCCAATGAACGCGTCGCCATGAGACGGATTCTTACCGTTCTGGGTATACATGCCCTCTAGACGCTCCAAGACATCGAGCGACGTTTTCCCGGCCGCCACAATCTGCGCCATCGCCGCTGGCATCTTGGGCGGAGCCGGTGTGGCCTTCGGCTGCACAGGAGGACGCATACGAAGTTCTCGCGCTTCCTTCGCGGCCATCGCTCGCCGTGCGCCTTCGTTACCTGTTTGCGCGAGATACTCCAGGAGTGCGTCACCAGTCAGTCGTGATTCCGGCGTGGGCGGTGCCTCCACCTTCGGCGGCATGATGACTTGTCCGTTGGGACCGATCATCCCGCCCATGCCCTTGATCTGCTGCTCGGTCTCGATTCCGCGACGCTGCGAGGGAGACGGCTGCAGCTCTGGGCCGTCCGACGTGCCGGGACCAAAGACATACCGCGCACGACCAGCGGCGGGGCCGGCCATCACGTCATCAACTTGGGATTCGTCAATCGGTCCGTACTCGACCTGCTCGGCAATCTCACCGCCGCGGCGGTAGGGGTCGGCCCGCTGTTTCTCTTGTGCGGCCTGAGACGCCAGTTCACGGCGCTCCACGCGATCCGCTTCGACGGACGCCAGTTGATCGCGCCGGAACGCTTCATCGCGGTCGAGTTCCGACTGCCGCATCGTCCGTGCGGCCTTCTGTTCGCCTTCCTGCTGAAGCGATCCCAGCGCCTGGCTGATCAGGTTCCCGAGGTTCATCACCCCTTGCGCCTGGACCTGGCCCTTGCGCCCCACGGCATCCGCCCGCGAGGCTCCCGCCAAGCGCACCAGATCCATCAACGTGCGCGTGTCCGGCTCATAGGCCGGGCGCACGTAGGGACGCGGGATGTAGTCCACAGCAGGACGCGGCATTACTCCGGGCCTCCGGTGGCGATGTCGGTGAGCCAGTCACCCTCTTTGGCCCACCGATTGAACAGATCCTGGAACTCCTGCGACGCCGGGCCGTACTTGGAATTCCAATCAAACTGCGAGTTGTTCAGGTTGAACGAGTTCTGCTTACTCGCGTTGTCGGACTTGTAGCCGTAGACATCTCGGCGCTGGCCGTACTGCTTGCCCCAGATGTCGGCCGCATTCCCGCGCTGTGTGTCGTACTCGGTCAGCGCCCGGTTGTAGACGTTGCCGTACTCCTGCGAGGCGAAGTTCTGGCCGTAACCCAAGATGTCCTTGAGCGTGCCGCCTGAGCGCAGCACACCCTTGCCGGCCGCCGAGCCCTCCAGCGCCTTGCGCCCCTGATCCATGCGGAACTGGAACCCCGGCTCATTGAGCATGGATTCCGCCGTGGGCGCGGCGAAGTCGCGGAAGGTAAACGCGGGGCCGGGATCGAACACGCCTGGATCGATGTAATCCGGCATGTCATACGTCGGCCATTCAAAGTTCGAGGGGCCGGTATAGCTGGACAGGCCTGGGCCTCCGGTCGAAGGTGCGTCATCGCCACCAGTTATTGGCGGCGGGGCGTCTCGCTCGTACCCATTGGACGTGCGTCGCCACCCCGGCTTGAGTTGGCCAGTGGCGGTATCGAAGATGTCGCCTTCGCCCACGCCCTGCTCGCGCCAGTATTCCAAATCCTGATACCCCGGCCGGCGCTGCTGGTTGGGATTCGTATTCGACGCCGCCATCTGCTGGCGCATCTCATCGGCCAACTGCTGCGGCGTCTTGGGTGGCGCGTACGGATCACTGTAGCTGGGCGCCTCCGGCTTACCCTGATACTCAGCCGGGTTGTTACGCAGCCAGTCGTCGTAATCGTTCGTATAATCGCGTTCCGCCATTAGCCCCTCCCCAACCGGAGCAGATCCTGCAACCGCAGCAGCGCCCGCTGGCTCGCCTCACGCCGTGGGGCGCGGCGAGCCTCCAGCTCCACGCGGTCACGCTCCTGCGCCTCCCACTGCTTTGCCCGAAAGGCTTCCTCCGCCTGCCAGCGCCGCGCCTCTTCGGCCGCCACGCGCTCAGCCTCCTGACGGCGGTAGGCTTCCTGCTCCCGCGCCATCGTCATCTGCTCGCTTAGGTTCTGCTGCTCCAGGGCCGATTGCCGATCGAGCGCCTTATTCTGTGAACGCATGCCGATCAGTCCGGTGACAGCCGGGACGCCAACCTGCGCGGCCTTCAGGAGATTCCCGAACGTCATACCCCCACCCGCGACCGTCGGCGCGGCAGCCGCAGACACCACTCCGGGCGCCGCGCCCACACCAGCCGTCCACGCGCCAGTATTCGTCGCGCCAAGTCCGAACGATGGTGCCGCCGCTGGGGCTGCGCTAGTCGCCGCCGCGCCACCGCCCATCGCTCCGAGTGCGCCAGCGCCCGTCGCTCCACCGATTACCCCCCATGCCAGCCGCGGCAACCATTTCGTGATGCCCCCATCACGCTTCGCCGCATTGCGAGCGGAGAGCGCCGCCCCCGCCGCTTGGTTCGCACGCACGCGCTGCATGTAATCCGCCCACTCGGGACTCGCCATGTCCAGATTGGACGGAGGCGCGACATAGGTGTTGTGGGTTTCGTAGGCCATTAGGCACTCGCCGCCGACGACACCACACCGAACAACTTGTAGACCATCTGCCCGGCGGTATCGCTGGCGTAGGTGGTGCTATAGCTAATCGGCGCGCCGCCATCGGCAAAAAACAGATAGTCATTGCTGTCCGTCGTCACGGCCGTGTTCCCGGTCATCGCCGGGAACGATTTCGATTTCGAGACGCCACTATCCGTCCAACTCAGCGTCGTGGTGAGGCTCGAGGTCGCCGCCCCAGTCGTCGCGGGTGTCGTCACAGCCGCGTAGTACTGAAAGATAAAGTAGCCATCGGAACTGGGCGTCACGATCGTGGTCGTGCCGATCGACGCACTCGCACCCGCACTCGGCGTGGAGACCACGGCTTGCGCAATCGGGCTGCTGTTCACGTCATCCCGCAAGTTGCGGAAGTACGTGCCCCACGGCACCGTGACGGTGAAGACCTTCTTGCCTGTCCCGTCCTCGGTGGTGACTTCCGCAATCGGAAATCGCGGATACGGCGGCTGCTGCGTCGCCATTACGCCGCCCTCTTGGCTTGTGGCACGGCATCCAGAAAGATTTGCGACAGCCGCCACGGCATCGGATCCGTGCAACTGAGCTCATACACGCGGTTGCGCGAGACACCCAACGACTGAAACCACACCAACGCGGAGTAGGCGCCAGTTTCTCCCACCTCGCACTGCACTTCGTTCCCCCACGTCCGTCCGCCATCATCCGAGTAGCGCAGCATGAGGACCGGGCTCGACCCTTGCCCTGTCAGCGGCGCATCCCCGGTCTGCAGCAGGATCGACAGCTTCCGGTGGAACACGTAGTCCTGTTCCGACACAATCGCGGGTGTCCGTCGCACTCGACGAATGTCCCGCCCATCCACGTCCGTCTGGTACTCGCTGTCCATGTCGTAGAGCGCGCCCGTTTCCCGATCCCCGATCAGGTGCTTCCCAAACGCAAACGCGTAAAACACGGGCCGGAAATAGGTGAACTCGCTCGACTGGGCGAGCCACGTCCCCACGTCCGTCCACAGACCATTGGTGAAATCAAACTGCTTGGTCGATCGAGCGGTCGGCAGCGTCAACCGAAAGAACGTGTGCCCGTCCATCCGGAACGACTCACCAACCGCGTCATCAATGCGGTCAGTCTTCACAAACTGCGACAGCTGGTACTCCAACGCGAAGTCACTGATCCGAGCCGGTTGCAAGCCCGTCGCCTGCACCACCTCGTAGTCACCGTCGTTATTCACCGACAACCACACGACCGATCCGCCGGCATTCGTGATGGAGAATGTCGCTGCGATCCCCTTATTGAAGTTCCCCGCCGGATCAGGCGCGAACGGCAGCGGAAACCCGCCGGTCGGATACCACATCTCGCCCGAGTACTGCCCCGGCAGGCAGATATAGCCCCAGGTGGTGACCTGCATCGCCTGCCAGTCGTCCGGCTGATTCGTGCGCTGGAAATAGCTCAAGGGATCCCACGTCAGCCCGTCCAGCAGGTCCGAGTAAAAGACCGTGGACGTGTTCACGTCGAACGCCAAGAAATACCCCTGCAGATAGCCGCCCTGCGTGGCCTTGCCATTCAGGTTCGTGATCTGCGTCAGTAGTAGCGTCGTCAGGTCGAGGCAGTAGCCGTTCCCGCCCGAGGTGACAAATAGTTGATTGCCGCCGCTCCCATTCGTGCAGAACGTGACCGGATTGGTATCGAGCGCGACCGTACCTAACAGCGTCGCCGTGCCCTGCTGCGCGGGATAGGTGATCTCGTAGAGGCCATCCTGCGCGACACCGAAACACCGTCCGTTCATCTCAAAGAGCCCGCGCCAGCCCACTTTCGACACCATCACGAACGTCTGCACGCCTGGCGTCGGCAGGAGCGTCACGTCCGTGGTGGCGCCCTTGGCTTCGCTCACCTCCACCGACCAGTTCATCGTGAACTCTTGGTCCGTGATCGGCGCTTGCGCGACGTACGAGCGGCCGAGCGCGTTCTTGAAAATCACCGGACTCAGCTCCCGGTCACAGGTTGTCCACTTCGGTTTTGATCGCGGCGATCACTTGGGCCTGCGTAAACGCGGCAAATGTGGTCGTCGGGTTCTGTCGCAACCGATTCAGTTCGATCGTGATCAACCGCACGAGCGCCAGCACTGGCTTGGGCCAGTTGTCGATCTCTGACTTCGCCGCGAGCGCATCCGTGTAGACCGGCGCCGCTGCCACCGCGTTATCAACCGACGTGGTATTCACGCCCGTAAAGCTCGCCTGCTCTATCTGCACCGCACTGCCCGTCCAGCGCAGATGGAAACTCCCCGCATTCGCGACGGTCAGCAGCGGCGCCAGCGTGGCCGCCAGCGTCGGCAGGTGAGGCGCGGTCGCACGATTGACGCTTCGGATCGCCATTTCCATCGGGTTACCCAATCACCTCAACCACGGCCCCACGGAACACGATGTCGTTCGCCACCGCTGTGCCGTTTTGCCCGCTGACCTTGATCACGATCGCGCCGGTCGTATCTCCCGCGGGCGTGGTGACGTCGACCCCCTGCGTGGCGCCGTTGTAGACCGCGGCCCCCACCGCCAACTGCGCTGAGGCACCGGTCCGGATCACTTCCGACTCGTAGCGCCACGATCCGCCCGTGCCGAAAATGCTCGTCCCGCGATCCCCGATCACCGTGCCCCCGAAATACAGCCGCACGGTCTTGGCATTCCCATTCGCCGCGGTCGTGCCAAACACCGTGATCCGCACGCCCTTGTTGTTGGCGTTCAGCGTGTTCGCCGGCAGGGAGTAGGTCCACAGGTCGGTTTCCGCCGTACTCGCGGGCGTGCCCGCCTGCGTGGTGTTGACCGTCAGCGCCCCAGACGGCGTATAAGTCGCCGTGCCACCGCCGGCCGGTAAGACGATCGGGGCCTGCACGACAATGGACGAGCCGTTGTAGGTGAACAGACCGGGCCAAATGAAGATTGATGACGCCATTTACTCGGTACCCGCGTAGATGTTCGAGCGCTGCCGCACTGGCACCAGCGCTAGATCCACACTCAAATCCTGCAAGCGCGTGTTCACGCGCTCCACATCGGCTTTACTCTCGCGGGCCTTGCGCTCGATCCGCGTGGCGACATCACCCGGCACCGGAAACGCATCCAGCATCTCGGCGGCAAGATTCGTGCGATAGAACCGCTTGTAACCCGGCGGCAGCGCGATCGTGTCGCTCAGCGCCACCGACTGTGCCGCGATCGGCGCGTAGAACACCCCGATCAACGTGGAGACATTCGGCACCGGCCACAGCGTCAACGTGCCAAATGGAGATGCTGCGGACGTGTAGGTCGGGTTGTAGTACCAACTCGTCGGATACGTCGCCTGATACGTCTTCTGGTTGATCGCCTGGTAGGCGTCATCCGTCAGCATCGACATCGGCAGTTCCGTGTTTGGCTGCGAGGCCGATGTGTCGATAAACCAGACGCTCGACCCCTGCATGTTCATGGTCGAAGGCCGCACGATATTGATCGTCCCGCCCGTGCCCACGGTGTAATCCGCGGTGCCGCTGGCAATCGTCCACGTCGCCCGGCGAATCGTGTGAACCAGTAGCCGATCCGTGCTCCACGCATCAATCAGCGAGTCATTGAGGACCGTGAGGGCGAAGTTTGCCTGCGCGCCGCCAGCCGTCTGGCCTTGGCCCAATACCCCCATGTCTTGGAGGCTGCCGCTAATCAGCTCGTGGACGGTCATGTCACACGTTGGTGATCGTGACGGTCGCGGTGCCGCCCCCGCCGATGGTGGTGTTGATCCGAGCCCGCACCCACATGCCGGCGCCGATCTGGATATGCACGGCTAACTTCGCGTTGCCGGTAAACCCTGAGGCCGCCTGCGAATGCAACTGGCTCCAGGTGCCGGTATACGACGGCAGATCCGACTCCTCGACGATGATGTTGCCGGTCGAGGTCGTGCCTTCGGATGTGAAGGTCAGCGTGCAGTCACGATGATTGCTCCCGAGCAACAGGAACGGCGGACTCACCACCGTATCCGCCGTCTTGCGGTCGATCAGGAAGTTGATCGGGAATTCACTACTCATGAAGGCTCCAAGGACGGGCCGAGAGGACTCCCTCTCAGCCCGTGAGGCGTGTTACGCCGGGTCGCCCCAGCTGAACTGCGTGGTGGTCACTGCCGTCGAGAGCGTGTTGCCGGCCCACCGATCATCCGTGCCGCGCACGAACATGGCCGCGATGCCGCCATTGCCCGAGTCCACATCGAACACGTTGCGGTAGACCGAGTTCTGATTCCCGCCCGTGAAGTCGATGAACACGCCCGTGGTGACGCCACCACTGATGTAGCTCATGTGGTTGTCGAACACCTTCCAGGAGTAGGCCGTTGCCAGCGCCTTGAGGTGCGTCAGGTTCGATTCGAAGAAGTTGCCGCGCACGACCGTGCCGTAGCCCGTGCCGCCCGAACCACCCGCGAGAATGGCGCAATCGGCCGTCGAGTCGAAGAACATGAACGTGTTGCCGGCGATGTCCAGAAACCCCGGCCCACCGTTGATGTAGAGCCCGTTCGCTTCACCCGTGAACCGGCAGCCGTAAATCTGCGTGCCGCCCGCGTCCGCCGTCAGGGGCGGGTCGCCGCCGCCATTGAGCCGGATGCAGCCGGTCGTGGCGCCCGTGGCCGAGTTGTTGAAGTAGATGTTTTCCACTTTCCAACTCTGCCCATTGATCGCCAGCAGGCTCCCTGTGCCACTGGTCGGACTCAACCACGTCGCACCGCCGCCATTCGGGACGCCAGAGCTCGTGGCCTGCCGCGGCTGGTTGCCGCACCCAATCAGCGCGACATCGCTGACAATCGGCGTGTTCCACTCGTAATTGATCACGCCCGACACCGCCACCACGAGGGGCTTGCTGGTGTTGTTGTTGCGGCGGTAGTTGGTCAGCGCCAGATTCAGCGGGCCCGGCGACCGAAACGCCAGCCCGGCCGACGTGCCGGGATTCCCGTCGAAGCCGTAATTGCCATCGACGTAGAAATCGGCGTTGATCTGCGTGAAACTCTGATTGATCGTCGCTTGGTCCTGAGACGTAAACGCCCCACCCGGACCGGTCAGCACACCCATGTCGTCTCCTATGCCGCCGTCTTGCGCGGCCGTCCCCGAGGCTTGTTGAGTGGCGGCACCGGCAGGTCAAGCAAATGCTCTTCGCCGTTCGCCCGGTCCGCCGCCTGAAATTCCGCCTTCGCCGGTTCGCTCATGCGCCGATCGGTATGCGCACGCTCCGCCGCGGCGACGGCAATGGTGTTGGCGATGTAGGAGTCGCGGGCCTGATCCACGTCGTCCGGGTTGTCGGTCCAGCCCTTGTTCAGCCAGTCCTGCCGTTCCCGGTCGCTGCCAACGAGCCGTGAGTCCCACTTCGGGATGTTCGATTCGGCTTCCTCGCGCTGCAGGGGCTGCTTGAGATCCAGCCCCTTCGCCCGCGCTTCATCCAGAATCGCCTGGCGCTTCCGGTCGTCCGTCCACACGCCGTAGATCGCGGCGGGATAGGGACGGTAGGCGTAGGGCTCGAATTTGAGAGGGCGGCCGTTCACCTTGAGTTCGGTCGGGCCGTTCATCTCGAAATGCAGCGCGTCGCACTCGTCCTGCGACATCTTGCCGGCGAGACCATCCGCGAGAAAACCGGGCGTGCTCATGCGTGACTCCTGAAAGAGTCGGGGCCAGTCCGCAGACCAGCCCCGAACGTGTTACGCGACGGCGACGCCGATCGCGGTCGTGGTGCCCGTGATCGCCGGAGCGGACGGGATGTTCCAGAAGCCATTGATCGCCATCACCTGCACACCGACGTTGCCGCCGGTCTGGAGCGTGATGATGTCGTAGCCGGAACCGGCATTGCCCAAGCCCACGGTCCCGTCAAACTGGATCGTGGACGCCGACTTGGCGTTGCCGAAAATGGTCAGCATGCAGCCGTCCATGTCTTTGGTCGGTGCCGCCACGGTCATCGTGAGCGCGGAGGTGCCAATCAGCACCGCCACCATGTCCGTGCCTGGCGAGGGCAGCGTGATCGCCCCTGAGGCGACGTACTGCAGCACCCGACGCTGACGGCCCGACAGCGGGTAGTTGGCCGCCGTGGTGACAGCGGAACCGGCGAACTCATCGCCCGTGCCCGCCACGACGTTCTCGGAATTGACGTGGGCCTGTGCCACGGTGCCATTCACGCCACGCTGGACGGGAATAATCGTGGGAGACGCCGCGTCGGCATCCGCCGTCTGCAACATGAATTCGTCGCCGACGCGGACATACTTGTTGCGGCCGAAGCCGGTACCGGACGTGACCCGGAGCGTGGTGTCGTTGGCGCCAATCGCGCCGTTGAGCGTGGTCGTGTTCAATGCCATATCAGTGCCCCTTTACGCCTGGATACGAGACGCCCAATCGGCGCGAATCGTCCGGAAGCCGTAGATCCAGTCCAACCGCGAGGGATGCTGATCCGTCATGATGTCGGAGCCTTCCCAGTAGCGCAGACTCATGCCCGCGCCCGGCGCCCGCACGCGTTCTGCCTTGCCCTGGTTCGGCATGATCAAGTCCGCCGACGCCATCACAAACGCGTCCTTATGGAAGCCCAACCCCTGCATCGAGGTCACACCCGACGAGCCGCGCACGTTGATCGTCGCGTTGTCGGCCGGAGAGGCCGCGACGGTCTGGAACGGACCGGAGGTGATGATTGGCGGCGAGATCGAAATAATCATCGCGCCCGTGGTGTCGCTGATCGTCTGCGTCACCACGAATTCCTGCGGGATGCCCGCGTCCTGGTAGCTCTGGACGTTGACGCCCTTCACGGCGGTCGCACCGCTGCCAATCGTGAACGTGTCGCCCTTGTTGAGCGTGGACGCGCCCGACGACCAGCCATCCGTGGTCAGCGTCGATCCGGTCTGCAGCGAGCCATTCACCAGTGGAGTACCGGCGTAGGTGCCGTAGGTGTGCGGAAAGACGTTGTTGTCCTCCCACCACTGTTTCCACTTCAGGGCGCCATCGGCCAGCATGCCCTCTTCGAGGATGTTCTTGCTCGACCCGAGGTTAAACAGCGACAGATTGGAATTGGCAATCGCGGTGCCCATCACCGAATTGACCACCATCGTGCGGCTGTCACGCGGCACGGCGGCGACCTGCGACAACAGGTCCGCGGCGCCGTAATACACGGTGTTCGCGGTCGGGGTAGTACCGGGCGTGCCGGCCGAGAAATACACGTCCTGATACAGACGGCTCAGGCCATCCTTGTCAGCCGTGTTGGCCAACTGTGTGGCGGCCGGGGTCACGAACCGTTCGCGGGTGTCCTGAATGCTCAGGGTGCCCTGTGAACTCGACCAGCCCCACGCGACGTTGGCCTGATCGGTGATCGTGACGTACACGACCTGGTTGGTGATGTTCTGCTGCTGGAGCGCCTGCCCCTTGGTGGTGACAAAACGCTGCGGCAGACGGACACCAACGGTGCCGCCGACCTTCGTGCCTTCGACGATGAATTCGTCGCTCAGCTTCTTCTGCACGCCCTTGAGGAAGCGCGTTTCGTTCTTCGCGACGCGCTGTACGTCACGGGCGATCCACAAGGGATCGATGAGAGTTGCGGGCATGGACCTTACCTCGCCGCGCGCCGAGCTTCCTGCTCCTGCCGGTTGTAGTACGCGTCAAACTCATCTTGCGTACAGGTCTTCGGATCAGGAGGGCCGTCACTCGGGGCGGCGTGCGCGCCACCGACCGGACTAATCGGGGCATGCGCTTGCGTTTTGGGCTTGACTGGGGCCGATCCGGGCGAGGCAGCTGATTCCAGTCGAGTATCGAGACGAGTGACTTCACGAAACGCGTGCAGAGGCGGCAAGTGCGCGATGCGCGTGCAGTCCTCCGGGTGTTGCGCGAGATAGGCCATGACGCGCTCGGGCGCGTCTGACTCAATGAGCGCGTCCGCCATAGGACGCGAGATCGGCAAGTCGCCAGCGGCATCAAATGCCGCCTGCAACTCGGGATTGGCCTCAACCGCCTTCGCGATCTTCTGGCCAAAGGTTTGCAACCGTTCGCGCTCGGATTGCTCACGGGCGAACTGGCGCTGGCCCTGTTCGTGCTCCTGGCGCGCCTTTTCGGCGGCCTGCTCACGGTTGGTAAATTCGGCCTTCAGGCGGTGCTCAAACTTGGCTTCCATCCAGGCCGCATACGGATCGGGCTGGTCGGCGAAGTCCTCGAGCTTTGGTGCGCCATCGGCGGGCTGCGCTTTCGGCTGGGGCGCCTCTTTGGGCTTCAGCGCGTCAATCTGCGCCTGGAACTCGGCCCGCATGCGAGCCATTTCCGCCGTCGATTCCTGCCGCACCCGGGCGGCTTCGCGCCGCGCCTCTTCGCGCTCAAAGGTCAGCGCATTGATGCGAGCGGCAGGGTCTTTGCGCTTCTGGCCCTGGGGCTTAGCCTCAGAAACCTGCTGGTCTGTCTTGGCGATCGGCTGATCGCCTGTGGCGGATGTATCGTCTGCCGGATTGGCGGACTCAGCAGGTATCTCAGGTTCGGCGGGAGTCTCGGGCGCGTCGGCAATGCCGAGCGAGGCGCGAATTTGTGCGTCCGAATTCGTGTTGGACGAGTAGGTGACGCCTTCATGGGTGACGGAGCCTACAGTCGAAGATCCCTGCACACCCCTATCGTGAAATACCTACCTCGTCTTGTCTTTTTTCAGGCACTCGAAATTCAGGGTGTTTCTCGATTGCGCGCTGCCACCAGTGCCGCGTGATCTGCTGGACGGTCATCCCCTGATATTCCGCGAACAAGCGAATATCCTCCGCCAGTGATCCGGTGGTGCGGAACACAAAGCGCTGCACGCTGCGGCGTTCGATCGCCAGCGGAGGACGGCCGCGTTTGGTGCTCATGCCATGCGAAACTGACGCTCAATAGCTGCCGACACCCGCTCACGCAAGTCACCGCGGACCCTATCCACTGTGACCCAATCGTCCCTGCGAAACGGATCCCTGGCGACTTCACGATCCGGAATGTTTCGCCCACCTCTCCTCACCACTTTCGTTACTTCCTCTTCACAGAGTGCTTCTGCGGTGCGACCACCGGAGCCGCGGGCGCCTCGTGTTCCGCTTCCGCGATCACGTCCTGCACAGCGGTCGCTTCAGGCTCCGGCTCTGTCGAAACAAACACCGGCTTGCCGTCCTGTAGCTCAATGGCTCGTGCTTTCGTCTTCATGCGCTGGCTCCATTCGTAGGTGTGGCTTTAGCTTTCGCGGCCCGTTCGGCCTGCTCGGCTGCTGCTGTTTCTGACTGCGACTGACTTTCCATCCCGTGGGCATGCTCCATCTCACTGGACGCCGCCTCACGCCCAAACTGGCTCTCGGCCTGCGCCTCAGCCAATTCGGTCTGCTGCGCCAACTGCGCGGTGTCATGGTGCCGATCCAGAGCCTTTTCCCCGTGCTCATGGCGCTGCTGGTCATCCTGCAGGGCGGCTTTCGTAGACGCATCCGCCAGCGTGCGCGCCTGCTCGGCCCGGGTCTTCTCGGCAGCGATCTGGAGCTCCACGTCAGCGTTCATGCGGGCAATCGCCAGCTTGGTCTCGTTGTCCAGCTGCGCCTTCTGCACGTCCACCTGAGCGGAAATCTGCGCCTTCTGCATCTCGGCCTGCGCCTTGATCTGGTCGGTCTCGATGACCTTCTGCTGCTCCTGCGTGACCTTCGACAACTGCTCCACCGTCGCTGCCGCCTGATCGCGCTGGGTACGCACCGTCTCAATGGTCTCTTCCTCGCCATCTTCCGGCGCCTGCAACTGCGGCGGCTGGAGCTTCTTCATGACCTGCTCGGCCTCTTCATGGCCGGGGAAGTCCTGAAAGCGCAGCCAGATCGGCAGCAGCGGCATGGCGGTTTCGGGGATGCCCTTGATGATTTCACCCAAGGCATCCGACCCCTGCATGGCGCGGGTCTTGTAGCTCTTGCCGATGGAGATGACTTGGCCGTACTTGCCTTTGGTCAGGTCGTAGTTCTTGGGCTCGGCCTTGAGGGGCTGAATACCTACCCCCTGCGGGACCTGCATCGGCCGCTTGGTCTTCGGATTGACCACAAACGGCGCATTCAGCATGACTTCGCGCCGATCGTTGTTCTCGCCCAACACTTGTGCCACTCGTCCGGGCCGGTCGTAAATCTTCGGGATCAGGTTGCACACCACCTTGGCCTCGTAGGTCATGGTGATGTCGGCCATGTTCTGCAGGAAATGCGACTGGCTCATCGCGTTCCCGTCCTGCATGGCCCCAATGGTGTCCTTCGCCACACGGCGCTTCGCCATCGCCTCCAGCGCGGTCGCATCCACCACATTCGTGCCGGTCTGGATGCTCTCCCGAGCCAACTGAATGAGGGCGATCGAGCTCGACAGGTCCACACTGGTTTCATTGCGCTTAGGGAGGGGCGCCAGCTGCCCGCCGACCATCACGGGATCGGCCTCAAGGTACGGCAGGTTGCGCACGTTGGCGAGCTGCCATTGCGCCTGGTTGGTCTTAAACTGCCCCACAAACCCGATAAACGGTGCCTTCGGACGCAAGGCATCCGTCTCGACCGCGTTGGACACCTCGTAGTTCAGCAGCCGCGCCGAGTCCGCATTGGGCTCGATCATCCCCTGCCAGCGCCGCTCAGCGTCAAACGGCTGCAGTTCCGAACCAATCACCGGAATGATCGGGATGTAGTCCCCGTTCCACGTACGCGAATCCAACACCTCAACCGCGTTGATCTTGGCCCACTTGATCACGGGTTTCTTGCGCTTGGGTCGCTGCGATCCCGCCGGCAGGTCTTCCTCCACCCATTCGGTGTAGAAGAACTCCGCCACACACACGGTATCGTTGGCCGCGTCGTACCATTTCAGCTGCCCCGACTCGCGCTCACCCGAGCTATTCAGCCGCGCCCAATTCGGCATCTGCGACTGCATGTCCAGCAAGTCATCGCTGTTCATGGTCGAGACCGACGCCTCCGGGTGCTCCCGCTTGAAGTCCGCCCGCGAGATGAACGACACGATCAGGTTGCGCCGCTGGTCGCAGAAATCTGGCTCCACCGCGAACGGATCCCAATAGACCGACGCCTGCCGCAGAATGCGCTTGATGACGATCTTCAGGTCATCCGGGTCATCCGTAGCCTCGTCGTACACCACGTCCACCCGGTAGGCACCAAAGCCCGCTTTCAGGCCGCGATCGAATCCCCACCCGCGACCAATGTAGGCCCGAGAGTCCACCTCAATCGCCCGGTACAGCCCCTGCATGATCTCGGCGGTGTCATCGTCGGCATCATGCGATTGCGGGTGGATCTGGACGCCGTAATGAGCATTGGCCCATTGGTTGTAGACGCCCTGAATCGGCTGAGCCAGCGAGGGAATCGACAGCATGGGACGAGCAGGAATTGGCACGCCCTGCACGGTCTGCCCTTGGCGCTGCGTCCGCACGGCTTCCGGCCACTGCAATTCAGGAACCTGAAACTCGAGTGCGGCGTCTTCCCGCTTACGCTGGAGCCCGAACGCTTCACTACTCAGCTTCTGGAATTCGAGCGCATCCGTGACGATCGGATCTCGCTTACTGCTATCGAACGGCATCGATCACCCGCTTCCACCACGGCCGCTCCAGCCGTGCTACCCGTGCCGACAGGTCCGCGATCAACGTGGTCTGCACATCCGGCAACTCGGTCAGCACTGTCACCTGGGC